GAAAGCTCAAGCACCTTGTCGGCATTGTGGTCACGGCGATAACCATAGCGTGTAAAAACTCGCCGTGGTATCGCTCATGGTTGACCGTGTACTCTCTTCTAACCCACGCCTTAAAGTGTGGGATATTGCTTTGAAGATAGGCCACTAGCTGCGGCCATATAGACCACTGTTCTTGCTAGAAGGCTTTCTCATGCCGCCCTTAGCTGCTCCGCCTTTAGACATACCTTTAGATTTCATGGCACCGCCTTTGGCGTAGCCCTTAGTCTTCATGGCACCACCTTTAGCCATACCTTTGGATTTCATGGCTGATCCGCCCTTCTTCATGCCGCCGGGCATCATCATATTTTTTTTGCCGCCCATTGCGCCGCCTTTCGTACCCATCTTGCTCTTCATAATCTCGCCTCCGTCTTTAGCGAAAGTTGCGACATTGGTAGGCTTTCCACCAACACCCTGTTTCTTTGACCGCTTGCGGCTAACCGCTGAAGCAATCTGCTTTTTGCTCATGTTAGCGGCTTTGTCTGCGGGTACGCACTTAGGGTAACCGCGATCAGAATCGCTGGCACTCTTACGCCCACACTTTTCAAAGCCGCCGCCCTCTTTGGGCGCTGAGATGTCAACCCAGTTGCCACCTTTGCCCTTACCAAACCATTTCTTGAGTCCGCTTCTGGGCTTAGCCACGAGGTACTCTCGTTTTCTTTTGCTTGCTTGGCATAATAGCACCACAACCACGGCCTTGAACCATTACAGTTCCGCCCCCGTTCATGTTCTTTGCCATGCTCTTGGCGATTGCAGTGCCGCGCTTGCGCTCGTAACCGCTTAGCTTACCGTCATTGTTAAGATCGCTTTTCTTCGGGTCGAGAGTCACCTCACCGCCTGTAGCGCCTTTGTATTCTCCGCCCATTCGCTTGTACTCCTGCACCATCCAACCGTTGGCGTATGCGCTTGGGTAAACGTCAAACTTGGCCTTTGCCTTCGCCTTTGCCTTTTTGTAAAGAGAAGGGTTCGCTACGTTCTTTGGTACATCACTAGCCATTACGCCCCCACATTCAGATTGATTCCTGATATATCAAACCCAAATTGGTTATCTGGCTGGGTCTGCACAGGCTGCGGATTCTTGAAAGCGTTTGAGCCGGGGTTTGTGCTACGCACATAATCGCTTGGATCATACTGTTCGTAGTTCCTACTTGCGCCGGTAAGGTCGAAACCTGCCGCCTCTGAAGCCGAAGGGCCAAAATCACCGCCGTAAGCACCACCCTCACCCTCGAACACGGGAGTATCCTCAGCTTGGAACGGTGTAGTGGAAGCTTCAGTTTGCTGCTCCTGACTTGCCAATTGTGCCAAAATGTCATCTGTTATTTGTTTTCGCAAAGCTTCAACATCCACTTCTCCTGAACCAGCCTCTCGCAAAGCATTTATTTCAGCTTGAATGGGGTCGAGTGCTGCCGTTAAATCAGATTGGCCCAATCCTGTTTCTTGTAGAGACTGTATCTGCTGAGACAACTCTGCTCGCTCCCCAGCAGCCGCGTCAATTTGTCCTTGAAATTGTTCCGCACCCAGATTCACTCTCGACAATTGTTCTTGTATAGAGTCAATTGGCAAAGAGTCCAAATTGTCTCTCACTTGACCTATTGACGCTTCCAGTCCCGAAATGAGCTTAGAAATTTCACCTCGCAAAAGTTCGTTACCTTCGGTAACACCCGAGTCCACGGTGTCATAAATTCCTTCAAGCTTAGCATTTAGGTCATCGATTTCTGATTGTGCCGAAAGGCTCCCCTGAACAGCTCCGTCTATTTCTTGCAGCTCAGAGTTCAAGGTGACTATTCGGTCTTTTAGCTCTCCAATGGCGGAGGTTTGAGCCTCGCTTACCAGCTTGTCGCCTTCAGATATCTGCCTTGCGAGCGCGGCCCTTTCGTCTAGCCCTGCCTTACGCAAATCAATAGTTTCGGCATCAATCCCTCGCCTCAACTCTTGTATTCTATTTTCAAGAGACCCGCTCAAAGCAGACCTTTCGGCTCGCGCCACGTCACTAGAAGAAGCTAACTCTTTCTCCAAAAGACTTCTCAGGGCGTTTATTTCTTCTTGTCTTGCCGCCTCTGAAGTTGCATCCTGTTGTCGAAGCCCCTCCAACTCTTGTTCAAAACGGTTTGCCATCGTGTCCGCTGAATCTGGCATCACGGCTTCAAGAGTTCTCATTGTCGGCGCTTCTGGCGCTTCTCTAGCGCCACGGTCATAAACCGGCCTCTGCATGAGGTAATCATCTAGCGCGTTATAAGGCGATGCTGCGTTGTTATACTCGTCTATTGCAGCCTGCAAGTCGTTAGAAGCCATCTATATCACCAATTTTTACAAGACCAATACGAAGCTGCGAACACGTCTTTCTTCTTCTGAACCGCATCGCAGTTGTGGCGAGCGCGAAAGTTGCGCCGACGCTCTGGGCTGTCGCGCTTGATCTCCATATTCGGATCACCGTAGCGCACAATCTTTACCTGATCGCCCTTTTTGGCTAGAACCGCAAACTTCTTGTTTTCGCCGGGCGTTCTTTTTTGCTTGTTATAGCCGGGGAAAGACTCGCCTCTATAGACGAGTCTGCCCGACTTAGTTCGCGTTACATCGCTTGTATCAGCCATTAGCCGTAAGTCTTCAACACTTCAACGATCACAGTATAGGTGTCGCTGCTGCTTGCGCCAATCGTCGTAAACTTTACGTCACCCGTCTTTCCGCTTCCAGCATTGTTGGGGATGCCAGAAAAGTCTGAGTAATCGTGAAAGCCATTCGAGTCAGGCGAAAGCCCAATGATCAACGTGTCTGAAGTGGCGTCGTTAAGCAACTCAACGCCCATGCCGACGCACTGCCACCAAATCTTGGCGACAGCCACTTCTGTGCAAGCTTTTCCTGCGCTGTTCGCAGTCAACGCGCTTACGTCGATCTTTGTTATAGCAGACTCACCCGTACCATCGCTGATATTGGTGAATTTGAGGACGGCTTTGCGCTCGCCGTCCTGAATGGTTTGGCTTGTTACTGCATCTGCCATTGCCTATCTCCTATTTTGTGGATTAAGCGTCAGCGAAAGGCGTAACAATCGTTCCTGAACCAAGCAACAAAGTGTTATGAACGAGGTAGCTGGCAGTGTCGATTGCCGTTACCTGAATGACGCTTCCGACCAAACCGCCTTTGGTTGAGCCGTTGAAAGTCATCACGTCATTTGCTGCGGCTGGGAAGAAAGCTTTTTTAGTGCTGTCATCTACAGCAACCATAGCTGCGCCTTTGAACTTGTCAGTGCCATCGGTGAGGATGTCCAAGTCAGTTGCAGCGGTCTCAATGTAGAAGAAAAAAGACGCACCAATGTTGTTGTCTTGGTTAGGCGACGTGGGATCTGTGGGGGTGCTGGAGACAATTGATGGCAAAGTAAACTTGCCGTCTGCGTCGTTGAGCAGAATGATCTTGCCAGCATGAGCCGCCACGGTCAGCGTGGTGTCTGCGGACAGACTGACGCTGCTGTTTACGCCTGCGGTGATGAAGCCGCCCAGCGATCTGACTGGGCCTGAAAATGTTGTCTGTGACATGGTATTACCTCTTACGAAAGGATTCGCCCCAGAGTCTTCGTAACGTCTGCTGAGCCAGTCGCCGGGGCTGGATTTATCTCAGATCCTCAGTGTATGCCAACGACCCGCCAAAAAAAAGTTCAATTATTTGCACTTTTGCGTGTATACATAGTTGCACATAGACACGGGATCTGTATAATTAGGGCCATAACAACGGAGAATGATGATATGACTAACGACATCAACATTGGCGACAAGGTACGCAGCTTTGATTTCCCAACGCACCGCGACATCGACGCGCCAGACGCCTGCTTCATCGAAGGCATCGTAGAAGGCTTCACCAAAGTAGAGGGCTGCATGAGATTTGACATCAAAGCAACGCGGGTAGTCTTCGATGGTGTCGAGAGAGACTTTGAAGAAGGCGAGCGCGCCTTTCCACCGCTGAACGGTACGCCAACGAACATGGGCCGCATCACTGACGGTGTGGTCAAGGTCGAGAAGCCTAACCCAGCTAACCGGATTGCGGACATGGATGTGAGCAACCTGACCGAAGATCAGCTTGACGCAATTCGCACTCTGGCTTTGGCAGCAGAAGAGCATTTCGACAGGCTGGGTGCAGCCAGCGAGTTTGCTCCGAAGGCGGATCGCGCAAACAGGGCTTCGATACAGGCTTTCATACTAATTGGCCGCATACGGAAAGAGAAAGAAAACAGAACGGAGGCCGCGTAAGCGGCACAAAAAAAGGGGGCTTATGCCCCCTTTCTTTTGCTTGGTATCTACGCGCCTTGTGAGCCGTAGATGCCGCGCCAGTCACTAAAGCCGAAGCTATAACGCTCACGGGCCTTGTAACGGATGTTACCAGTCGTAAAGTCTGGCTCCATCGTGGTTTCCATGCCTGTTCGCTGGAACATCTTCAAGCCTTCGCCAGAGTCAGTAACACTGGTTAGCAAGAAGAACGCATCAGGGTCAGTCAGGTAATGGTTTACCGTGTAACCACCGGGCAATACACCCGTGTTGCGTACAGCGTTGATGTCGTTGTCGGCAGTACCAGAACGCAAAGTTGAGTTCAGGATACGGTCAGCAACAAACGTCAACTGAGGCGGAACAACCAGCTTGGTGGCTTGAACAGAGATCGTTAGACCTTTGTCATCGGTAAATGTGCTGATATCAATCAACGCATCTTCCAAAGACGTTTCGTTCAAGTCAGCCATTGAAGCCGCACGGTTTGCAGCAGTGCCGCCACCCGCTAGAGGGTGTGCCGTGTTGATCAATGTAACGCCGTCACCGCCAGTGAAGTTTGCGTCAAACGCATTGTTCAGTACGTCAGCGCCTTTTACTTCCTTGGTGTTAGCCATAGATCGGGCCAAAGCCTTCACATATCGCTTGCCCAGTGAGTCGTAAAGGTTGTCCTCTACGGCCTCATCGGTCAAAGCGAAAGCCAACGCAACGGTGTCGTGCGTGTAACGAGCGGTATAAGACTCAGAAGCGTTGTCGAATTGTACGCCTTGGCCTTCAGTTTTGGTCGGTGCTCCACCGAAACCAGTGATCAAAACCTCTTCTTCAAAGGCTCGCTGTGAGTCTTCAATAGCAAAGATTTCCTCGTACTCGCGGTCATAACTGTCGTAAGACATGCCGAAAAGCGAGTTCAGACCCGGCTCTAGCTCTTTAGCTAGTTGTGCTCTTGAAATAGCCATTGTCTAGCCTCCTATTTAAGCTAAGCCA